AAATTGTGGGATAAATAAAAGAAAGTCGTAATAAAATGGCACTCAACTTTACGGAATTTCTTGAAGCAACTGAAGATATTGAGCCAATTTATCAAATTGAAGGTGAGTTTCCTAAGTGCCCACGTGGGTATCAATATGATAGAAAATCCAAGCGCTGTGTACCTAAAACAGAGCAGGATGATGTAGGAAACGCTAAGGAGAAAAAGGATAACTCACCAGACAATGGACCTGGTTATAATGTGATTGGTCACACAGGAATTGATGGTGATGGTTATGCTTATGCTGAGAGAGTTGGTTGGGGTAGTGATAACATGAGCATTGGAAGTGACAACCCATGAGATTCAAATCATTTGAGAAACTCTGTGAGGTCAAGGGAGAGAAGGCTCACAGAGAAGCTATTGCGATGGGTCTCAAATATAAAGGTTTTGGTTATTGGGCAGACCCACAGACAGGAGAAACAAAATACAAAACAGTGAATGACCAACTGGTTGAAGTTGAGCCAGATGTTGAGTCAGAAAAAGCTGGTAAAGGAATGGATGCTGCTGGAGAAGCAAGCACAGCAAGTCTCCAAGATAAGGGCACACCACTGAGAGACGCTCAACCAGGAGCCACTCAGAATCCTTCTGGGCCAGACACAAGGGGCAAAAACATTGGCTCTGCTGAGCCAGGGTTGGAGCAGGCTCCAGAGAGAGCATCATGGGAGCCTGGACCTGATGGTGACCACTGTGTGGACTCAGCAAACCCCCCTGGAGACATTCCTCTTGATTCATTTGTTGGCAAAACAAATTATTATCAGTGGTCTGCTGGTCCTGATGGCACTAACTTCACTAATGTGAAGTTAAAAGGTCTCAACACTCCACAACAGGATGTGGGGATTCATGAAGCAACTGAGGAAGACAGTGCCCTGAAACCAGCAGGGAAATACACTCAACCAAGTTTAGGTGGTGAGTTGAGTTATGGCACCAGTGCCAGAAAAATGGTGAAGAGAATGATTCAACCTGGTAGAACTGGAGAAGCAAAGGGGAGAACAACAAGAGATGCAAAAAGTGCTATGAATAAAATGAGACCTGAGTTGAGACAAAAGCAGGTTCAAGCACTTCTGGACATCAAGAATAGAGAAATCCCCAACTCAAGAGTAGGAGCATCAACAGCAGAGAGAGATAAAAGACATGATGTGTGGAGAAAGAAGGTTAGAATGCCTGCAATACAAAAAGATGCAGAGGCAACTGATGATTTGAATTTGGGAATCTCACACCTTGTTTCAGATCCAAATTTTGATTTGGATCAGTTTGATGATAATGACTTTGAAGAGGGTGGTGCATTTGGTGATGTTCATGTTGGTGATGACTATGTGGTGAAGAGAGGTGCCATTGGTCCTGATGAAATGAAGGCACTTTATGCTATGAGAGATAATCCTGGGTTTCCAACTCTCATCAATGGAAGACTGGATGGACCATTCAAACACCAGTCCTCTCTTTATAATAACCCCAACAATGCTGACAATGAAAGGAGAGCACCTGGCCAGGAAGATTATTGGGATCCAGATGAGCAATCAGACTTTGATAAAAAATTCCCAACAGCTCCTGGAACTTATGCTATGACGAGGGCAAAGGGTAGGCCACTATTCAATCAACTTGATTATATGGATGAAGACCAACAGGAGGAGATGGTTACTAAGTTTTGGAAGTTGAGAGCAGCATTACATGAAGCTGGGTTTTCTCATAATGATATGCATGGAGGTAATATTTTTGTGGATGATGATGGAAACCCCTCCATTATTGACCTGGGATTAGCAAAAGATGACCCTGTGTCTGCTCTGATGGAAGCACTGGGTGGTGCAGACTATGAGCAAGGTAATGATTATCAGTTGTCTCATGGTGTTGGTGGGGCAAGCATCCCATTAAGAATGCAAGAGATGTTTGACACTAACAGAGAGACAGTTAGAGAGATGATTATGGACACCATTTCTTTAGATGGAGATGATTATGATGATTATGATGCTGATAGTGATTATTCACCAACAATGAGTGGCATTACACAAACACTTGAGGATATGATGGGTGGAGACATTAGGATGAGTAGGGAAGATCTTGATAACCTCAGGACTCAACTACCCATTTTGGGTGACAGAAAGAAAGTGCTTGGTCTCATCAGAGCACTTTATAAAGGTGTGGATGGAAGACAAAGTGACTTAGAGAAGAGAATGTCTGATGCCTTTGATAAGAGGCAACAAGACTCAAGACTGATTGATATTGTGAATAAAATGCGGAAGGAGAAGGGTAGAGGATCCATTGAAATCAAAAATAAAAATGTGATTCCACCCAAAAACATTGATTTTGATGACTAAACTGTTATAATAAAAGAAACCAAGGAGAAACCCATGAAAAACCTCGATGATTTTCTGACTGAGAAAAAGAAAGAATCCAAAAAAGACAAACCCCTCAAGAAAGGAGAAGGTGCTGATGATAAGCAATACATCGCACTGATGGGAGAGTATAAAACTCTGAGACGTAACAAATCAAGTCGTCGTGAATCAGTTGAAGTGTTGGAAAAGGCATTTGAATTAGCAAAGAAAGGTGATGTTTCAGAGAAAGCTCAAGTGGCTGCTGCATACATGTGATAAATATCTAAAAAGACTATGTCTGATTGGAGAAAGTGGTCGAGTAGAGATACAAGAAAATCATTCTCAGGTTTCCAACTAAAGGAATCTGGACAAGTTATTCCTGGTGACCCTAAAGCAGTTGCAGCTCAACAAGGTTGGACACCAGATAACTTTGGTTGGTACAGAGATAAAACCGGCAATGTTGTCGCCAGAAGCATTGCTGGCAAACTTATGACTATTAATCAGGATGAACAGCCAGGTGGCACAACACCTTCTGGGACATTAGACACAGGAAACCCCTCAGGTGCCTCTGGAATGACACCTGCTGACAGAGCAAGGAGCATGGGGTTGCAGAGCAATGGGAAAGGTGGTTATATGGATGACAGTGGCAATGTGGTTGCCAGGACTGTCAACAATGAGTTAGTGTTTTATGATAATGGTGCATCAGGTGGTGTGGTGTCTGATGGTGGTGGTGGAATGGCACTTAGTCAGTCTCAACCATCCTGGGTTGACCCTGACACTGGGTTGATTATGGTGCCACCTGCACAACCTGAAACTCCCAGTGAGTTGGCAGCAATTCCTGACCCAACTCCAGCAACACCTCCAATGGGGTTTGATAACTTTATCAAACAAAGACACCTTCAGGTGAAAGCAGAGAAGGCTGAAGCCAGACAGGAGGCAGAAAAGCAAGAAAAGATAGATCAAAAATATCAATCAAACTCAACACTGAATGCTGCGTATGTCAAGCTTAATATTATGATGAAAGCAGCATCAGAATCGGGAGATACAAAGAAAGAAGATGTGTCAAACAGAGTGAGAGAGAAACTTGAGCAACGCGCTGATGAATTCGTAGAACTCTTTGATCTAATTGGTCCAGAACACCACGATGAAATCGCAGATCTTATACCTAAAATCCTCATTCAAGGTGCAAAGTGGGATTGGTTTAAAGATAATATGCTCGACCCTATAGATAATGACACTTCACTATCAAAGGAAGAAAGAGCAGAGCAATCAATAATTGCCTTTGCTGATCCAGACCATGGCAAGAGACACTTTGCAAAACTTTCAGAGAATGAGTCTAGGTTACGCGAACTAATGAACCACGCTGTAAATGTGAATAAGGATAAGGAAGAGAGAACTCTGCGTGTTCCGGGGAAACTTGTATACTTTGAGTTGACAAATAGAAATGACCCGACTAGGGACCCCAGTGACCTATACCCAGAGGACCACACAACACCTGCTAAAAAATCATTACTCAAAGCAGCTAAAAAAGAGCTCAAAAAATATGATACCGAGCCCAATGGAGAGATTACACAAATCTCTTGGGATCGTGCTGGTGAAGAGGTTGAAGATGTAGAGGAGAGAAGAGAAATCGCTATTGATGCGCTGAGGACATGGAAACGTAAAATTTTGCCGTCTCTTAAACCCGGCACAATTGTTTATAATGATCCTCAGTTTGGTGGTAGAGGAGACAATCAAAGGGAGAGAATCTACCAACTGGCTGGCTTTGGTGAGAGGTCAGATAAATACAATGGTCAGTATGGTATCGTTGTAGAAAAGGACGGTAAATCTGTGGTAATGCCACTTTTCGGCAAAGAGACCAAGAAGAGAGGACTTGAAGAACAAATCCTACATGCTCTTCACTTTAGAATCAGCATTGCTGAAGAAAAAGACATCTACAACTGCTTGTTCTCATGAAAAGCCTCAAAAATTTTATCTTAGAAGGTGCTCCCAGAGTTGTCGGAGTTGACCAATCAAAGGATGCCACCCCCGATGAGAAAGCATTGGCAGCTAAAGACGTATCCAAGAAAAAAGCTGTTGATAGAGTAGCTAAGGCGCAAGGATATAAAGGTAGTTTTAGACAAAAGGCAGCTGCCATTGTTGGTGACAGAGAGCCGGAGGCAGCTCCAGATGATCCAACATTACAACAGGCAAAAGAGTTTGACTTTGCTAAAGATAAGGGTGGAAGAGCAGCATCACCAGAATTGAAAGCAGCCAAGACAGCTGCAGCAAAAGAGAAAGGACTAAAAGCAACTCAGATAGACCCAGATACAGAGCAAGAAATTATTCAGAAAGGTGTGCAGGATGCACCACAGCTATCCCTGAAGCAAAGAATGGCTCGTGCTGCTGATGTACTAGGACCACAGGGTAAACTGACAGGTGACGCTCAAGTCAATAGAGATCTTAATACAGCTATACGCAAAGGATTCTCAGATAAAGCAAGAAAATCGTTTGAGATCGGTGGTGTCAATGTCCAGGATATCCCTGGATTTAGGCACCTCATGCAGCCATTCATTCAAGGTGATGCCAAACCCGAAAACTTCCCCAATCCAGAAGACTTGGATGCTGATGGTATGTGGGAAGATCCGGAATCAGGACTCTCTTACCATCATGACGGTAAGACATGGAAGCAAGAGATGTCTAGTGATGAAGCGTTGACATTGCTAGGTAACACTCGTGATGAGACAATACCTGGCACACTAAGCAAAGATGATGAAGGCAGAGTAAGAACTAAAGTAACACCAGCATACCGTGGGTGGGGAGAAAATCCACAAACACAGAAGCCATCCAGTGAAGAGATGAAAACTTGGTCGAAGCAGAGTCTAGAAAATGCATTTGAAACTGGAGAAATCTCCAAAGCACAATATGAAAAGTCAAAGAGACTGATTAAGGCATTTGCTGAAGAAAATCCAGAAGCTGTACAAGCAGATTCATTCTCTCGCTATGTTGGTGATAGTGGTCAGAAGCACCCGGCCGTTGATGACTTTCTTGCGTCAGCTAGTGGCATAGACAACCTGATGAACAGTGGATTGGGTGGGGAAAGATTTAAGAAAGCCTATGGTGGTGATCTTGGAAAACTAGGTGAGAAGTACAGAGTAGAAGGTGCTCCTCCTGGAGTCTACGACCTAGCAGCAATGAAAAAGAAAGATAAGAATCTCTTTAAGTTGGCAATGCAAAACAGATTATATGAACTTACCAGAACATACTTACAACAGGATGGTAAGAATGCATACACCTGGTATGAGGGTGGTAGGTCTATTAATGATATGAACCTGGAGCATATCATGTCGTTGGCTAATGGTGGATATGATCATCCATCCAATTGGGTGTGGTCAGGTGAAGAATTAAACAAACTTAAGAATGAGTTCGATTTGTCAGATAGAGCAGGAACTATCGAGGAGCCAGAAAGAACCTCACCTGTGTCAGGTAAAGGCTTTACATCTATTGTTAAGGCAATGGCCAAGGAACAGGGCAAGAAGGCACCTGATCTTAAGAAAGAGCTTACTGCTGCCATACCTGAGCTAGCAATGAAAAAGGATGAGTATTCACAACTATCCAATGACGAAATCCAAGATGCCAGAAAGAGAGCAGCTGATGCTGGATATCCAGAAGATAGTATTGAAGCAGACCTTCCTGAGATTGAGACCATAAGACCAGGATTTGAAGGTGGTAAGAATGAGGAGGAATATGAAGATTGGAGACTCAACCAAGAAAGAAATAGACAAGTGAAAGATAGAGCGTTGAATCAGCTGAGAATGAAGTATGGATTGTCATCGTTTGATGAGGCTGGGCAAACAGTCGAAGGACAACAAATTTTGCGCGTTCTTGACACAAATAGATGGGAGACCGAGATCGACAATGTAGATGATGTGGACTTCGATATCGACGATTTCGACCTATAAGCAGAAAGCAAGAGATTGGAGGCATTCTTTTGATTCCAATAAATAACTAAAAATTCATCAAAGATGAAGTCCTTAGATATTTTTATTGAAGAAGTTGCAAAACTGCCTAATCAGGAACCCAAGAGGGTTTCTGATGATGCTTTTACGGTATTTGGAAGACATAATCCACCTCACATGGGTCATGGATTAGTATTAGATCATGCTTCTAAGTTAGCAGAATCTATTGGTGATAAAGCGCCTGCTGATCAGAAGTTTTATACATCACACTCACAGGATCCCAAAAAGAATCCACTTCCTCATAAAATGAAACTGAAGTTTCTGAAGGAAATGTTTCCTAATCATGCAGATAAGTGGGATGATGATGAGAATGTAAGAACAGTGTTGGGTGCTGCCACGAAGGCACACGACCAGGGATATAAAAACTTTCACTTTGTGGGTGGTGCTGATAGAAAACAGGGAATGGAAGACCTGTTGCGTAAGTATAATGGAAAACTTTATGATTTTGAAAACATCTATTCTCACTCTGCTGGTGAAAGACTCTCAAGTGAAGTAGATGAGTTGAAGGGACAGGACACTGCTGGTTTATCTGATAAGGCAAAAGAAGCACTCAAGAAAAAGATATTCCTAGCTGGTTTATCTGCTTCAAAAATGAGGGGGTTTGCTAATAAAGGTAACTTTGAAGATTTTGCTCAAGGACTTCCCATTGGTAAAAACTTTGGTATGGACAGAGCAAAGGAATTATTTGATGCTGTGCAGTTGTTTGGTCAGAAGAATGAAGACTTCAATAGGCATGAAAATAAAGAGTTGTTGAGAGAGCTGTATAGAACTGGAAACCTGTTTGATGAAGGAGATATAGTGGAATCTCTTGTAACAGGTTTGGTGGGAAGAGTGCATCGCTGTGGCTCTAATCACCTTATCTGTGTAACTGAAGATGGAGTTATGTTTAAGAGCTTCATCCATGATTTACACCTCATCTAAATACTAATAAAAATGGATTTCACTAAATTAAAACTGGTGAGTGAAGGGGTTACTCTTTCCAATAACCTGGCTATTGATGCAGAGAATAAGGCATCTGAGCAATCTAAAAATGTTAGTGCTCCAACTCAGCACAACCCCATTCGTAAGCAGATGCAATTGAAGCAGGCATCTAAGAAAGTGGGAAAACCTGAAGTTAATCCTTCCATTGAAATCAATGCTGGTTTTAATCCTCTCAAAACACTTAGAACACAGAAGGAAGTTATCAAATTGAGAGAGAAACTCAAGGTTGATTGGCGTAATGAGATTATGGAAGCAGCAAACCCTGATGATGATCCTAATCATCCTTATGTGGAAATTATGCCACATATGAAATATAAAATGAAAGAGTTTGAGCAAAACTCTAAGAAGGCAGCAGTTAAGGATAAAATGAAGGGCGAAAAACCCATCACTGGTGGTGTGAATGAGGAGATTCTTACTGAAAATCCAGCACCTGGTGATTATCAAAGAGATTCACATAAGAAACCCAGTGGAAAGTTTGTGGGTAAGGGTCCTGGAACAGACAATAAAGACAGGACAGCAACACCCAAAGAGAATCTGTTGCGTCGTGCAATGAATAAGAAGAAAGATAAAGCACCAATGCAACAAAAAGCCCTCGAACCCATGACTGGTGGTGTAAGTGAAGGATACATTAAGAGAGATGAAAGGCATCATGATCGCATGAATGATAAAGCCTATGAGCACGATAAAGCTTACAGGAAGAAATTAAATCCAAATGCAAGTGAAGAGGATTTGGTCGGTGGTACAAAATTCTCGGATAAAGGAGAAAACATTACAAGAGAAATAGCTAAAGCAAGAGCTAATCCCATCGAGTATAAGCACGAAAAGAAACGTAAAGAGATTGAAAATAGGAGACGTGGAAAGAATGCGATCGCTGATAAGTGAGCTGAAACTGACTCTCAAGTCTCATGAAAAGCTCAACCCACAACTGTGGAAGAATGAAAAACTGGACCCTGAGGTTTGGCAGGCACTAAATAAGATAAGCAAAGAATGGGCTACCTTTGCTAACATTCCCAAATCTGCTATCCGTGATGTGATACTGACTGGTGGGAATGCAAACTATAATTACACATCTAAATCTGACATCGATCTTCATCTTGTTGTGGATAAAGAGAAGATTGATTGTCAAGGTTTGTTAGACGATTATTTACAATCGAAAAAACAACTATGGGCGTTAACTCATGACATCACAGTCAAAGGACAGCCTGTCGAATTATATGCACAAGATTTTAGAGATCCCTTCAGAAAAGGTCAGGGAATCTATTCTCTCAGCTCTAATCGATGGCTCCAAAAACCAACACAATACAGGATTGACTCAAAGCACCCAGAAGTGGTGAGAAAAGTCAAACAATATATGAAAGCGATTGACGATTTAATTAACTCAAAGTCAGATGATATCTCTGAATTCAAGAAACTTAAATCCAGATTCAAAGGAATGAGGACTGTTGCAATTGAGAAAGGTGGAGAGTATGCTCCAGAAAACCTTGTGTTTAAGGAGCTGCGTAATAGGGGGTATTTGGATAAAATGTCCAAATACATGAGAAACCTTGAAGATGAAGAGTTATCACTACGATAAATAACAAAAAACCAAAGTACCATGACAAACTGGATCGGAAGAGACAAAGAACTTTATCAATCTCTTGGTGAAGCATATTCCCAAATGTATGAAATGAAGGGAGAAGACCCCATTCATAAGCAGCTTAAGCAAAAAGAAGAGGGAAGGCAAAAAGCAAAAGATGCTGCAGCCAAGAAGGGCATTGATAGAGTGTTAAAGGGAGAACCTAAAAAGACTCCTCTTGAAATGGCTAGAGAGAACAGAGCCAAGAAAAACACACAGTTAAAGAACCCCAACATTAATCAGGGAATGAGAGAAGATGTTGAAGATGATATGGAAATCATCGATGAGTATGATGTAACCTATGCTGATGGTTGCATGATTGAAGAAGGCAAGAAGAAGTGCAAAGAGGGTTATAAGTGGGACTCTGAAAAGGGCAAGTGTGTTAAGAAAAAGAAGAAGTCATCCTCTTCTAAAACTGTTGTAGTTGTTAAGGGACGTGGTGGCGGTGGTTACTATGGTCCTGGACACATTCATGGTGGTCATGGTGGATCCAATGGTGGTGGTAATGGAGAAGGTGAAACTGAAGGTGGTGGAGATGGTGGCGACGGCGGTGACGGCGGCGGTGAATGATAAATAATAAAAAAGCAATCTGAAAAGTCATGCCACAAAAAATTAACATTAAAGGAGACATTGGCACAGCCAAAGTAGCTTCTGACTCATACGATGTAGATAACATCTATCTCACAGAGGAAGGTTGGGTTTATCGTCACTTCAAGAGCACTGACGAGAGTCGTTGGTGGGATGAAATTATTGTTGCTGGTCAAGTGCCTGATACTGATAGCCCTGAAGCGACTAATCCCCCTAAGTTGGGCACTGTAGCAAGCCCCACTTTTGAAACTGGTGATGGTGAGTATGATATTGCCTATTCTAGTCATACAAAAACAGATGATGCCCCAACTCAAACTGATAAGATTGTAGCTGAGGGTGGTGGAGTTCCTGATGGATTCCTGCCAGGCGCGCCCGCACCTGTACCTCCCGCACCTGTACCTCCAGCACCTGTACCTCCCACACCAACTGATGTTACTGTAACATTTACTGGTGCTAATGGAACAGATGATTACATTACAGCTCAGGGCAATGACCCTTCCATTTCTATTGAAGTTGGTGCTACCTTAACATTGGTTAATAACAGTGGTGGTCATCCAGTTGATGTGAGAGTGTCTGATGGTGGAGCACAGGTTACAGAGGGAACACTTACAGGTGCCCCTGCTGGTAATGGAGAAACTCTTACCTGGGATACCACAGGAGTCACACCTGGCACTTACTACTACCAGTGCACCGTGCACTCTTCAATGATTGGCACAATTACAGTGAGTTGATTAAAGTAACTTATAAATGAATTTTATTGAATTGAATAAGGATAATTTCCTTTTATTCGCTATCAAACATTATGAGAATCCCACAGCTTCTACACAAGAGGAGTTTGATGAGGATCTGAAAAGATTCAAATACATTAAGAGATGGCTGAAGAAGTATCACGACACAGGTGATATGAACAGCCATCTTTTATTGAATCATATTATCATTATCTTTAATTGTTGGAATGACGCCGCTGTTCCATTGTTGTTTTATAAGATTGATTCTGATTACTGGCCTTACCTTAAATCATTTCTTGTTTATCTTGAGAGAATCCCTGAATACCCACGTACAGAGTTACACGACTTACCAGAGGACCTAAATATACTTAAAGTCCTTAAGGGACTATAAAGCTTTGTAGGTTACACTACAAGTATAACACTTTTAAGTAGGTATGTTAAATGGGACTATCACTCGACCAAAGAAAGGCAAGACTCTTTGAGAATGCTTGCGCTACATGTGACGCAGGAGAAGTAGATAGCTCTGCTGGTGGTGGAGGAGATGAAGGTGCTCCCACTGATATGGAAGGAATCAAGAAACTGAAAAAGCTCAAAGATATCCTAACTAAGGTAAAGTCTAAGAAACAGATGGAATAATGGGCCCTGAAATCACAGCTGCAATAATCGCTCCAATGCTTGGTGGTGTGGTATCATTGATTTTATGGCAAGCACGTAAAAATTCTGATGGCATCAACACAAAGATTGATGATGTCCATAATTGTTTGCACCAAGTTGAGAGAAAGGTGACTGACATTTCTGTTGACATTGCTAAAAACTATGTTAGAAATGAAGATTTGGTAAAACACATTGAAAATGAAGAAGATTGGCATCATCAACACCATAATGAAGTGAAGGAATTGAGAAAAGAATTTGATGAAAAAACTGAAAGGTTGTACAATGATGTGTCACAGATAAAGGACACTCAGTGGAAGATAAGAATGGATCAACTGAAGAGAATTAATAAAGACGAGAACTAATTTAAAAACCTGGCAAGTTGTGATACACTTATTGTGATAACCACCTGCCATGTATACAGACATAAAATATCTTCACCTCTTATCAACGAGGTTAGATAAGTTTAAACAAAAATCAAATCACTTGTGGAATTTTAGATGTCCCATTTGTAAAGATTCACAAAAAAATAAAAACAAGGCACGTGGATTCATCTTCCAATCAAAGGGTGAGATGGTATACAAGTGCCACAATTGTGGCGTAAGTAAATCATTTTCCAATCTCTTGTTTGAAATGGATCCTGTACTGCACAAGCGTTACCGGATGGAGAAGTTTCATGCACCAAAGAATGGGAGGAGGATGTCATCTCATCAAATCAAAAAGATGAAGAAGTTGGTTTCTAAAGTTCCAAACTTCAACACCTCAATTTTGAGCACTCTCACCCCCATCAATAAACTAAATAATTCACACCCGGCAGTAGAGTATTTGCTCAACCGGAAGTTACCAATTGATGCTCTGTATTATACAGAGAAATTTAGAGAGTGGGTTAACACCGTTAAGCCAAACACCTTTCAAGAGGTAGATAAAGATGAGGCAAGGATTATCATTCCTTTCATCGATAAAGAAGGAAATGTCTTTGGGTTTCAAGGCCGTTCCCTTTTTGATACTGGTATTCGCTATATCACTATCCTCTTGGAAGAAAACAAACCAAAAATCTTTGGATTGAACACACTTGATTATGGAAAAACCATATACATCTGTGAAGGACCGCTTGACAGCCTTCTCTTGGACAATTGCATCGCTATGGCTGGTGCTGATGTTGACGTTTCTGAGTTATCGAATAACAACCCAGTGTTTATCTATGACAACGAACCAAGGAACAAACAGATTACATCAAGGATGCAGAAGTGCATCAAAAGTGGCGGACAGATTGTTATCTGGCCCAACAACATCATTGAAAAAGATATTAACGAAATGGTACTGGCAGGAAGAGATGTAGAACAATTAGTGAAGGACAACACGTTTACTGGACTAACAGCACAACTCAAACTAAACGATTGGAAGAAATGAATCAGCAAATTTATGTTAAGAAGCGAAATGGAAGGGGAACTGAACTCCTTGACTTGAACAAAATCCATGTGATGGTGGAAGAGGCATGTAAAGGTCTGGGTAACGTTTCTGCATCACAGGTAGAAATGCAATCTCAGTTATCATTTTATGATGGCATCACCACAGCAGACATCCAGGAAACACTTATCAGGTCTGCAAGTGACCTCATCTCACTGGAAAACCCCAACTATCAATTTGTAGCTGCCAGATTGCTGTTATTTTCCCTCAGGAAGGCAATCAATGGTCGCATTTGGGAAACCTGCCCACTGAGAGAACAAGTGGCTTATGGAATTGGAGTGGGTGTGTATGATAAAGCCATCATGGGTTACTACACAGATGAAGAGTTTGATGAACTTGATAAAGTTATAGACCATGACAGAGACCTAAAGTTCACTTATGCTGGACTTCGCCAGGTTTATGACAAGTACCTCGTTCAAGACAGATCTACTGGGGAAATCTATGAAACTCCTCAGTTCATGTACATGTTGATTGCTGCTACTATTTTTCATGACTACCCTAAAGAAACCCGCCTATCCTACGTCAAAAAATACTATGACGCGATCTCGAGGCATCTTATCAACATTCCGACGCCTATCATGGCAGGTGTTAGAACTCCTGTTCGCCAGTTTGCTTCTTGTGTTCTCGTTGAGTCTGATGATAGCCTTGATAGCATTTTTGCCTCTGATATGGCTATTGGATACTACACGTCTCAGCGTGCGGGGATTGGTATCAATGCTGGTAGAATTCGAGCTCTGGGCAGTAAGATTCGTGATGGTGAAGTTCAACATACAGGGGTCATACCATTCCTTAAGAAGTTTGAGGCCACTGTTCGCTGCTGCACTCAAAACGGAGTTAGAGGCGGCAGCGCGACAGTCCATTTCCCAATATGGCATTCCGAAATCGAGGACATTCTCGTCCTCAAAAACAACAAGGGTACAGAAGATAATCGAGTCAGACGATTAGATTATTCCATCCAGTTGTCCAAGTTGTTTTATGAGAGATTCATCAACAATGAGCACATCACACTCTTCTCACCCCATGATGTTCCTGGACTGTATGATGCATTTGGACAAGAAGGGTTTGATGATCTCTACAGGGCATATGAGGGAGATCCAGATGTGCCACAAAAGGCAATCAGTGCTCGTGAGTTGTTCCTGGACTTGATGAAGGAGAGAGCAGAAACTGGACGCATTTATGTGATGAACATTGATCACTGCAACAGTCACTCATCCTTCTCTGTTCCTGTGCACATGAGCAATCTGTGTCAGGAAATTACTCTTCCCACCAAACCACTCTCCCACATCGATGATGAGAATGGTGAAATCAGTCTCTGCATTCTCTCTGCCATCAACATTGGTAAAGTGAGAAACCTCTCTGAATTGCAGGGGTTATGTGATGTGTCAGTGAGAGCACTTGATGAGTTGATTGATTATCAGGGTTATCCTGTGAAGGCAGCAGAGAGGGCAACAAAGGCAAGAAGGTCCTTAGGTGTTGGTGTCATTGGTTTAGCACACTATTTGGCTAAACTTGGGCACAAATATAATGATGAGGGTGCCTTAACTGAGACTCATAAGATGGCAGAGGCTCTGCAGTATTATCTGCTTGAAGCCTCCTGCAAGTTGGCAGAAGAGAAAGGTGCTTGTGATGACTTCATTGAAACCAAGTATTATCAAGGACTTCTGCCCATTGATCACTATAAGAAAGAAGTTGATGATGTTGTGTCCCCTGTCTATGAAATGGACTGGGATCAGTTGAGAGATAACATCAAAAAACATGGTTTGAGGAACTCCACTCTCACAGCACAAATGCCATCAGAGTCCTCCTCTGTGGTTTGTAATGCCACCAATGGCATTGAACCTCCACGTGATTACCTCTCAATCAAAAAATCCAAGAAGGGCACACTCAAACAAATTGTACCTTCTTACACCACCCTCAAGAACAACTACACACTCTTGTGGGATATGGAGGATATGAGTGGTTATCTCAACATTATGGCAATCCTTCAGAAGTTTATGGATCAATCAATTTCCACAAACACTTCTTATAACCCACAACATTATGAAAATTCTGAAGTTCCTGCTTCTGTGCTGATTGGGGATCTCCTCAAGAGTTACAGTTTAGGAATCAAAACCCTTTATTATCAAAACACCTATGATGGTAAAGGTGATGAAGAAATTGTTGAAACCAAAGATGAATTTTCAGTTGAATCTATGTTAGAATCAGAAGATACGTGCGAATCTTGCACCATCTAATGGTTGTTATCCAAACACATTTTTTGTTATGTTAAATAAACCACCCAGGAGCATTACATGTCAGTAGAAGGTCTCACAGTTTTTAACCCCTCACAGGTTAACACCAAAGAGCAACCAATGTTTTTTGGACAACCACTTGGAATTCAGCAATATACAACATTTAAATACCCTGTGTTTGATAAACTGACACAAACACAATTAGGATTCTTTTGGAAACCAGATGAAATCGCACTACAGAAAGACAGGAGTGATTACCAATCACTCCGCCCAGAGCAGAAGCACATCTTTACATCTAACCTCAAGTATCAGGTCATGCTTGACTCCGTACAAGGTAGGGGTCCTGGTCTTGCTTTCATTCCTTATTGCTCTCTACCCGAACTTGAGTCAGCCATGACTGTGTGGGAAATGATGGAGATGGTTCACTCTAGATCTTACACCCACATTATTAAAAACCTTTATGCTGATCCCGACGAAGTCTTTGGTACTATTCTCAGTGATGACAAGATTCTTCAGAGAGCTCAGTCCGTTACTGAATCTTATGATGATTTCATCAGAGATGCTCGCCAATATGCTTCTGGGGATTGGTTACTGGCTCAGGAGGGAGCGGGTGATTTTAGAGCTCAAAGGTATGAGACGAAGCGTAAGTTATTCAGAGCTATGATGAATGTGAATATCCTTGAGGGTATTCGTTTTTATGTTTCGTTTGCTTGCACCTTTGCATTTGGTGAGAACAAAGTGATGGAAGGCTCTGCAAAAATCATCTCACTGATTGCACGTGATGAGAATCAACACCTGGTTCTCACACAGAACATCATCAACAAGTGGAGAGAAGGTGATGATCCTGATATGAAAGCAATCTACCATGAAGAGAAGGAGCACTCACGCAAGATGTTTGAGAGGTGTGTGAATGAAGAGAAATCTTGGGCTAAATACCTATTCAAAGAGGGCTCTATGATTGGGCTTTCAGAAAAACTCCTCTCAAGATATGTGGAGTGGGTTTGCAACAGACGCATGAAGGCGATTGGGCTTGAGCCCCTCTATGATGTGCCTTCAACACAAAACCCCCTCCCCTGGACAGAGCATTGGTTGAAATCCAAAGGACTTCAATGTGCTCCTCAGGAAACAGAAATTGAAAGTTACATTATTGGTGGAGTGAAGCAAGACATCACCCAAGACGCATTCAGTGGATTCAAATTATGACCAGAGAACTTCCAAGGAGAAAGGTGGATCCAAGAGAGTTTCCCTCCATCTCCCAACAAGCTCGCAACCTTATGAAAACAGCAGGACAAGTGGCTAAAAACCCTCGTCTTGCTGATGAAAAAATGTTTAATGAGAGAATGGACATTTGTAAAGCATGTGACCTGTATAATGCGCAGCAAAACAGATGCACAAAATGTGGTTGTCACCTGAAAGGTAAGGCAAGATTCAAAGCAGCATCCTGTCCGATTGGTAAGTGGTAGATAAATACTTATGTCTATGTTATAGTAGACATTCGTTCGACTGGTGTCTTACCAGTTGCAAGTAGACAGCGGAACGCAATTCGTTCATCCTTTTAGGACGGAAACTGCCGAAGGAACGGGACTAACCACCTAACCTGAGGACCACCATGAATCACCTTGCACTAATCCAGCAAAAGTTGAAGAAGCAACACAAAGTTGAATCTTACAACAAATCAGTTGCCTACAGAGGCAACAGATATGAGATTGGTAAACACAATCCTGAAACCACCCATGGTAGTTATTGCTATCGTGGTAGCTGCTACACCAAATAAAATAAATAGGAGGGTAACCCCCTCCTTTTTTTATACCTGTGAACGACAGGAATAACAATGGGATTGACGATTCCCAAGAGATAGGATACAGAATTTCTATCTTCGTCAGATGCATTGTGTTAATTTGGAGTGCAGCAATGCTCACTGCAACTTATGTTATGAAAAGTAACTTTGATGCAACCTTCATTGCATCAGTGTTTTCAGGCACTCTTGCAACCTTTGGCGTTGAATTGAGGAGAAGTGATAAGAAGCAAGATAATCTACCACCAGGAAATAACAAGCAAAGATAAATATCATAGTGAAACCAAAATTATGAAAGCAGCTTCAGCAAAAAATAAAGGTAGATTGTTACAAAAGTGGGTGAGAAACCTACTGATAGAAGAATTAAAGATACACCCAGAGGATATAAAATCATGTTCGATGGGAGCTGGTGGGGAAGATGTTATTATGGCAAGGGCGGCTAGACGTAAGTTTCCGTTTTCGATAGAATGTAAAAACGTTGAGCGTCTCAATGTTTGGGATGCTTACGATCAAGCATGTGCTAATTCTGGGGATCATCAACCATTATTAGTAATGAAAAAGAACAGGAAAAAACCACTGGTTGTTATTGATGCTGAAGAATTTGTTCAACTTATAAAAAAACTGAATCAAACAAAATGAAAACTTCAACAAAAGGAACAGATTTAATCAAAGAATTTGAAGGTTGTGAATTGACATCATATGTTTGTCCTGCTGGTGTGCTTACCATTGGGTATGGACACACTGGGGTCGATGTTAAACCCAATCAAACTATCACACAGGAAAAAGCTAGCAGTTTACTGGTAAGTGACCTAAAGAGGTTTGAAAGAACAGTAAATGATAATGTTACTGTGGAAATCACACAGTCAATGTTCGATTCTCTCGTCTCCTTTACATACAATTGTGGATCAGATGCATTCAGGAATTCAACGTTACTCAGATTACTCAACGACAAAGATTATGAGGGTGCGGCTAGTCAGTTCGATCGTTGGATTAATGGTGCTAACGGCCCTTTGCCTGGGTTGGTCAGACGCAGGGAGGCAGAGGAGAAACTCTTTAGGTCAGAGGGCTTTCCTGATGGCACATCGCAGGACAAACCAAACATTGTAACCACCATCACAGCTGTCACTGACACAGTTCTTAAGAAAGAACCTGTGCAAAGTTCTGAACTAGCTGAAAACCAAATGGTCACTGTGAAAGCAGGCAAAGAGTACCAACTGGTGTGGCAGGGGGATTCAAGTTATGGCCACACTAGGATTTCACTTGCTTATGGTGGTGGAAACTGGTTTATCTATGATGATCACTGGAAAGGTGCAAAAACTAACCCAGTCCCAGTAACAAAAGGTGAAGGTGTTGTTTTAGATACACGTTATTTCTCACAGAGAGATAACTACAGAGATGCAAATAGAACTTGTTTCTCCTCTTCCTGTGCTATGCTTCTGGAAACACTGAAACCTGGAACTCTTCCAGGTGAAAGAGGTGACGATAAGTATGTGCAAACTGTTTTCACCATTGGTGATACAACAGAGGCATGGGTGCAAGTGAAAGCACTTGAAAGATATGGAGTTTCTGCTGCATTTGTGCAGAATGGAAGTGTTTCTCTGGTGAAGAGTCAGATTGATAAAGGAATTCCTGTTCCCATTGGCATCCTTCGCCATGGTCCAGCATCTGCTCCCTCTGGTGGTGGACACTGGATTTGTGTTATTGGATACAATGATAAGGGATTTGTGGTGAATGACCCTTGGGGTGAAATTGACCACAAATCAGGACAATACATCTCCACCGATGGTAACAGACTCCAATATTCATACAACCTTATCAACGCAAGGTGGACTATTGCCAACCCCAATGATGGTTGGTGTATCATCGCCAAATAAACTTAAGGTTTTCTTTATAAATAGGGGTGAGGGGCGTTCCCTCACCTTTTTTGTGCCCATTTTATGGGATGGAGTAAATTAACAATTTTCATGAGTTTCAAAAAAAGCGCTACAGCTGCACTTGTTGCAGTGGCTACACTTTTACCATTACAAGCCAGTGAAAGGTTAAACCTGGCACTTGAATCAGTTACAAAAGCAGAGGAAGATAAGGAAGAAACTACGGAGTTGGTTGAAGAACCACCTAAGGTTGAGAAACCAGAGCCAGAGATTGCTATCTCCCCCACCTACAAGGGAAGAGGATTCAGTTATAATGAGTCAGTGGTTCTTAGATATTTCCAAGAGAGAGGAATCACAGACAGAGCAGCACTTGCAGTGTTGTTGGGTAATATTAGACAGGAGTCTATGTTTATCTCCAACATCTGTGAAGGTGGTGCCAGAGTAAACTATAACAGTTGTCGTTGGGGTGGATATGGTCTCATCCAATGGACGACATCAGATAGGTATTATGGTTTAGGGAGGTTTGCTAAGCAGACAGGAGGAAACCCTTCATCCATCCACACTCAACTGGGTTATCTCGTCACAGAGAGGCAATGGAAATCCATTGAGTGGAAAATGAGAACACCTGGTTTGGGCATCAGTAGTTATATGCAAGCAGCATACAGATGGTTAGGTTGGGGCATTCATGGAGCTAGAACAAGTTATGCGTACAACTATTACGATCGCCTCTACCTAGATTGATATCATAAATAGCTCTGTTATCATTAATATGATTACGGAGTTATTATGGACTGCAAAACCTGTAACAAATGTGGTGCCAAGTGGATTAATGGACAACACTACTGGCACACAGGAAAAGTTGGGAGTGAGCTTGATTTAGCTGGACTTGTATGCAATAATCTACCAAGTGATGCTGTTTCTGAGTGTGCTAACCCACTCAGAGGTACAGAAGGAGGAGACACTTGGGAAAAGCGTCTCGAATTCATCACCTCTAAAACCGACGAATTTTTCAAATGAATGTAAACATCTGGTACACTGACTCAGTTGACCAATGGAGATGGACACTCACTGACCCTCAGGATGACACATCAATGGAGTCAGGAAACTCAGTGGAGTTGGAGACAGCATTAGAAGACATTGGTAGGTCAATCAGATGGTTGATGGACAAGAAAGAATAAACCTGTTATAATAAACAGGGCGGAGAGTGGTCTCCCAGGTTATTCAGAGGGACTTTGTGCTTGGTTTCCCCTTTGGGGAAACCAAAGAGGGGACCTCTTCCCAGTGTTAGGTCGGGTTTTAGGTTAGACTCGACCCCCAAGACTGACCTAAATAATAAAAGGTTTAGTCACCTTATGTTATGTCTTATTCTAAAAAACCCTGCCCTCAGTGTGGGAAGGAGCACAATAACCCCAAGTTTTGCTCTCGTTCCTGCTCCGCAGTCTTCTCAAACGCTCGCAGGTCAGCAGAAACTTATCGCAAAGGCGAGGGACGCTGTGCTGACTGCGATAAAACCATAAGCAAGTCACGAAAGAGGTGTCGTGTTTGTTTCGGAAAGTGGCACAGCAAGCGAACTTTATCTGACTCTGTCACTCTGGAAGAAGCGGTGCTTCGTTATAAAAAACACCACCCTTCCTCTGCCTTTGCTTTGGTGAGGACAAGAGCAAGGAAAGTTATGAAAAACGAAGGACGTTATGGAGTTTGTGAGTGGTGTGGTTATGATAAACACACAGAGGTTTGTCACAGGAGAGCAATAAGCGACTTTCCTCCTGAAACCCTTCTAACTGAAATAAACAAACCAGACAACCTCCTCGCCCTCTGCCCCAACTGCCACTGGGAGCACGATAAACTAAACAGACGAGAGTGAGTCTGTTATAATAAAAACACAGGGGGGACAACCCCCCTCTTCCCCCCAAAGGGGGGAAGCACAACTGCCCCCTTAGTTTAGTGGATAAAACCCGCGCCTTCTAAGCGTGTGTCCCAAGTTCGACCCTTGGAGGGGGTGTTTAGTGGGAAATAAATAACCTGGGAGACCTTGCGTTGCCCCTGGGCACCGACTAAACCTCGCCAGGTTTCCCCCACTAATAAAAGACCACAGAGAGAAAAGGAGAAACACCTCTCCCCCTGTGAGTTGCCTCTAAAGCATTATGGTGATGCAGCTGTTTTGTAAGCAGCAGATTTCAGTTCAATTCTGAATAGAGGCTTTGGTTATCGTCGATAACCATGATTTTATGGCTTATAGCTCAGTTGGTAGAGCACGGAGCTGTTAACTCTGTTGTCCCAGGTTCGAGCCCTGGTGAGCCAGTTGACAATCAAACCAAAGTGTGTTATGATTGTCTTGTTGTTATTCTTTATCTAATGTCCCTCAATCTGAACGTTGATTCTCTGGTTCGTTCTGCTGTTGTTCTTGCAGTTGGACTCCCTCTCGCACTTGGAGTTTCATCCTCCCTCAATCCTGTTCAAACCTCTGAAGATCCAGTGAATGATGCTATCACTGATTATCGTTTGACTCTGGTTGAGAAATGCATTCGCTATCAAGCAGCTAAAGTTGATAGCAAGCTGGAGAGAGAAGCCAAAAATGATCTTGATGAATCATTTGATGGTGAAATCCTCCACGCTGAAGTTTGTCGTTGGGTGCTGCGCTGAGCAACCACATTACAATAAACCTTTAGGCAAAATAAAACTGATGTGTGAAATCTTACTGACTTCAATGATTGTTGGAGCCCTTGAGTTTAACTGGGGCTCTATGCGTATTGAATACATTCAGCCTGACAACCCTCAGCAGGTTGAAACTGTATTCATGTACACTGACGACTATCTTAGCTGCCTTGAGACACCTCAAGAGCAGTGATTTCTTGGCACATTAGTCCAGCGGAAGAGACAGTTGACTTAAAATCAATCCAGGCTGGGTTCGAATCCCAGATGTGCTACTAAGCACTTTTAGTTAAGTGGTAATCCCTTCTCAGGTATAAGATTTGTTAACCACCCTCATTGGGTGGTTTTTTTGTGTTATAATGAATCTGTTGCACCATTATTATGAATATCTTTGCTGTTGATGCTGATCCACTATCAGCTGCTAAACAACTCCCTGATAGGCACGTCACCAAAATGATTCTTGAGTCTGCTCAGATGTTGTCTCTTGTATTTTCACCACACTATTGGGATATTGGCACTGTGTCCAAAGTTGATGGCACACCATTCAAAACAGCAAAGGGTGCATTCAAAAAACATCCATGCACCATCTGGGCAGCTGCCTCTCCTGCAAACTGTGCTTGGTTGATTCAACATGCTCTTGGATTGTGCTCTGAGTTTTATGCTCGTTATAACAAACACCATGGTTTGCGTGAATCTCTCTTTGAATCCAAGAAGTTATTTCATCGTGAAACTGGTGATGCCATCACTATTTTTCGTGATGTAACTGGGTTTGCACGTGCAATGCCTGATGAGTATAAACTTGATACTAGCATTGATGATATTATGGCTTACAGGATGTATGTTGCATCCAAACCCTGGGTTGCAGAGAATTACCTTCGCATCCCCAGTCGTCGTCCTGAATGGGTTTGATTAAGTTTTGTTAACCTGTTATAATAAATAAAGGAAGGATAAACAGGTCTGCAAATTGCAATACCTTCCATCCAATTCACCAACCGAGACTTATGGTGAATCCAAATACGTCTCTAATACCTTTCTTGAGGGTAGAAAGGAATACTTAATCTCTTAGTTCCCTGCTAAGGTTACTTACCCCAAAATTCATGACCGCAATTACTAATACACGCACTGGTTTATCCGGTGGCGTTTCACAATCCTGGCAAAACTTTTGCTCCTGGATTACTTCTACCAACAACCGTCTTTATGTTGGTTGGTTTGGTGCACTGATGATTCCTACTCTGCTTGCAGCCACAACCTGCTTCATTGTAGCCTTCATTGCTGCTCCCCCTGTTGATATTGACGGCATCCGTGAGCCCGTCGCTGGCTCCCTGATCTACGGCAACAACATCATCTCTGGTGCTGTTGTTCCCTCCTCCAATGCCATTGGCCTTCACTTCTATCCCATCTGGGAAGCTGCCTCTCTTGATGAGTGGCTCTACAATGGTGGTCCTTATCAACTTGTTGTCTTCCACTTCCTCATTGGCGTCTTCTGCTACATGGGTCGTGAGTGGGAACTTTCCTACCGCCTGGGCATGAGACCTTGGATCTGTGTTGCTTATTCTGCACCTGTTGCAGCTGCAACTGCTGTGTTCCTCGTCTACCCATTCGGGCAAGGTTCGTTCTCTGACGGTATGCCACTTGGCATCTCTGGTACCTTCAACTACATGCTTGTCTTCCAAGCAGAACATAACATCCTGATGCACCCCTTCCACATGCTTGGTGTGGCTGGTGTCTTTGGTGGTTCCCTGTTCTCTGCAATGCATGGTTCACTTGTCACATCTTCACTTGTTAGAGAGACAACTGAGCAAGAGTCCCAGAACTATGGCTACAAGTTTGGTCAAGAAGAAGAGACCTATAACATTGTTGCTGCTCATGGCTACTTTGGCAGACTTATCTTCCAATATGCCTCCTTCAACAACTCCAGAAGTCTCCACTTCTTCCTGGCTGCATGGCCTGTGATTGGCATCTGGTTCACTGCCCTTGGCGTGAGCACCATGGCCTTCAACCTCAATGGTTTTAACTTTAACCAGTCCATCATGGATGGTCAAGGACGTGTCCTCAACACTTGGGCTGATGTGCTCAACAGAGCTGGTCTTGGAATGGAAGTGATGCACGAACGTAACGCGCATAATTTTCCATTAGATTTGGCTGCTGTAGAGAACACTCCTGTGGCACTTAAAGCACCTACAATTGGTTGATAAAGTTAAGGGTGAGTTAAATAAATAATCTTAACTTACCCATAACATAATGATTGAATTGCTGATAGCACTATCAATGGCTGGGGTTCAACTTGAATCCCAGTTTTGTCATTTGGAGAACCTTCAAGGTTGGTATAAAGATGATAAAATAGTCCTGTGTAGAGAAGTTAGAGACTTAAATCTAACACTCAAACATGAAGCAATTCACTTCATTCAAGAAAGATGTGAGTGTAATCTCTTAACTGATGAGGAACTCACAATCAGAACACACAACACTCTGGATGATGAGGAAGTTCTCTTTGTAATATCAACTTATGATGATGTACATGATGAACTTGAAGCAAGAGTATTATCTCAACTTAATCCAGAAGAAATCGTTGACTTAATTGAAAACTACACCTAACACTATGATTGGTAAACTTGATCCAGAAGAAAACGTGTTGAAGGGAATACCCAATTCACCTTGGGATGAGGGTGGAATCATGGACAAAGTTCAAGATTACATTGAAACCCTTGGATGGGATATCACAGACAACATCGCAGTTGAAGTTGGTGGAACACAAGTATATGAGATTGATGGTGCTGGCACTAAGTGGGCACCAACAATTGGAACAAGAAAGTATAATAAAGATGCTTTCATTGTAATTAAAAACCTGGATAGAAACCCAACTGTTTCATCTCAACCTAACCCTGAGCTTAAACCACATCATGGTTAATCTTCCTAAATTTTTCACACAAACAAGTGAGGTGCCTTATGATAGGCACTCTTACAAGTTAGTAGGAGTTAATGGGAATGAATTGATTTTTGATAGTTGGGAAGAAGTAAGATTATATTGGTATCAAGCACCATCACAATTTCTATCACATGTAGAAATTATTGATAAAAATAAAAAAACACCACAAGGTTTTAAATAAATTTTATGACAACAACTCTCACATTACCACAAAGGGGATGGTTTGATGTCCTTGACGACTGGCTTAAACGCGATCGCTTCGTATTTGTTGGTTGGTCTGGAGTCTTACTTTTTCCCACTGCTTATTTGGCAATTGGTGGCTGGCTTACTGGTACAACTTTTGTTACGAGTTGGTACACCCACGGCCTCGCGTCTTCTTATCTTGAAGGCTGTAACTTTCTCACAGCAGCTGTGTCAACGCCTGCTGATGTTATGGGTCATTCTCTCCTTCTACTTTGGGGTCCTGAAGCTCAAGGAGACTTTGTCAGGTGGTGCCAACTTGGAGGGCTTTGGGCCTTTGTTGCTCTCCATGGTGCCTTCGCTCTGATTGGCTTTATGCTTCGTCAGTTTGAAATCAGTCGCCTTGTAGGGATTCGTCCTTACAATGCCATTGCGTTCTCTGGTCCCATTGCTGTGTTTGTCAGTGTGTTCCTTATGTACCCACTAGGACAACACTCTTGGTTCTTTGCCCCCTCCTTTGGAGTGGCAGCAATCTTCAGGTTCCTCCTGTTCTTCCAAGGCTTCCATAACTGGACCCT